CGCATCTGGGAAAGGGGAGGACGTAACGGGCATGGTACTATGCTCAATGAAGGCATAAGGGGCTTCATAAATACCGAGTACATACTATTGCTCGATAATGACATTATAGTGCGCCGAGGGGGCTGGATTGAAGAACTGGTGGAAGCGTTGGCTGAGTCGGATAACACATATGCCATTGGAACTCTTTTGGAGGTGACGGACAAAAACGACGGGTGCGGAGAACCGGACGGAGAAGGCGACATATTGAGGTACACGCATCCTTCATGCTCAATGGTAAAACGCTCGATGTATCTTACGATGGCTCCCTTCGTGGAACACGGCGCTCCCTTGGTTTTCAATATGAAGACTGCTAAACAGCGTGGCTATAACGTAGCGTATTATCCGATTGATAAGTACGTTGCGCACCTGTCTGGGGCGAGTTGGATTGAACCATACAGGCCAGTATGGAAAGACGACATGGGCGTGAACTCGAGGCCGTTCATTACATTTCTGGCCGGGAAGGATACGGATATCAACCCACTTGTTACGCAGGACAACCGGGACTTTGAGATAATACTTACCGGGGAATGGACTAAGGCGAAGGTTCATATTTTCGGACATGGAAGCTATGATGTTACCAATGACCTGTACGCTATTCGCTTCAGGGTTCACGGGGAATACATTTGCAGGCTACGGGTCACGCCGGGAGTTATTAAAGATACACTCGTATCGGAGGTCAAGATGTTACTTGAAAACACCGGGTATCCAGACGAGTTTAAGTATGCGGGAATGCACTTTATCAAAAGAAGTTTATGGCAGCAGAGAGAATGTCTATCGTAGGCTTCATGCACGTTTGCATGATTAACAACTGGCTCGAAATAATTACCGAGCAGCTTGAAATAATGAAAGATAGCGGCCTGTATGACGAGATGCGGGTTTTAAATGTAGGGGCGGTCGGGAATGAAGAAAATCTGAGAACGCTTCAATCATTCGTCAAAAGAAACCGCAAACTGGATATTGCCGTATATTCCGACAATTTGTCTGCATACGAATTCCATACCCTGAGGTTCCTTAAGGACGTGGTTGACCGGGGAACTAACTTTTACGGCTTTTATATTCACACAAAGGGCGTAAGTTATCCGGGGCATCCCGGCGGAAAATACTGGCGGGACTATATGAACCACTACAATCTCCGGGAGTGGCAGGAGTGCGTCAGGCACTTGCATATCGGATATGAAACCTGTGGGGTCAAGTATATCAACAAAAAGTGGCCTGCACATTACTCCGGGAACTTCTTTTGGTTCAAATCGGAGTATGCTAAAACTTTACTCCCGGTTGACAAAATGAACCTGAAGGACAGGTTTAATGCCGAAATGTGGATTTGTTCCGGGAAGGCTATAGCAGCAACACTTTGTCAGGACTTTGTTGACTATAACACTCAGGGCGTTTTTGACCCATATCCGGGAGTCTATCACAGGCCGGAATGCTTATTTAAGTTCTGCCCGACACCTGAGACCTGTAAGAAAAATAACGAATGTCAAAACCCTAACGATTAAAAATATGACAAACTATTGCTTCACGCTTGGCTATAACTTAGTCAGCGAAATAGAGAAAACGACCCGGTTATTGTATCAGTTAAACGATAGCCGGGACTTCAAGCATCTCGTTGTTGACCTCGGGTTTCCCCTCGAGCACGGTGGTATTGTACCGGACAACATAGATGAAGCAAAGGAGCGCAATAGCGAAAAACTCAAAAAGCTGGCTGCGGCTTTCGGTTCTGAGTACGTCAAAATGTCAAATATTGGAGTTAGTCAAAATTGGACTCAGGTTTACGAATACCTGAAACCTTCAGACGATGACATCCTCATAGGTACTGACCCTGACGAGCATCCCCTCAATGTTGGTTGGGTTAAGGCTATCGGGGATGTCATCAGAGAAGGTAACTTCGGGCTTGTTTCACTAATGATGACAAGCCATATTCAGCTTTTGAGTAGTGTGCCAAGAAACGAGCGTTTTTATGGCAACCGCAGGGTGTATCTATTCCCAGCGGGAGCTTTAAACTGGGCGCTGATAGGAGTATCCGGTAAGTTTTTCAACATCATAAAAGAGATGCCATTCCCAACGGAAGCTCCCCGTTATGGATGGATTGAAGGAAGCCTTTACCCGCTATTGGCCAGGCATGGGTTTGGGTGGTGCGTACTGGCCGATTACCAAGTGAGGCATACAGACTTCGAGCTTGGCGACCAAGGCACATCTTCGCTGCTCCGGGAATGGAAAAATCAGATAATCTTTAACATCCACCAGTACGGCCAGTTGTCATTTGACGAGTGGCTTGAAATGAGAAGGGAGGGGCGGATATGATTATCGTAACAGGGGCAGCAGGGTTCATCGGCAGCAATATTGTCCGGGAGTTGATTAAGCATACCGATGAGATTAAGTGCATTGACGACCTGTCTTTTGGCAAGGCAGAGAACCTTCCGGCGGGAGTACACTTGACTGTTGACGACTTTGACCGGGCAATAAAGTCCGGCGGAAATCACAATGATATTCTGGTACATTGCGCCACTTCAAATATCATTTACGCCCAGAAACACCCGGTTGAAACATTCAAGAATAACGCCGAAAAAACAATCGAGCTATTCAAACGCTTCCCGGGCAAAATAATCTACCTCAGTACCTCATCGGTATATGGAAATGCGGATGTGTTACCGATAAGGGAGTCAGCACCTATCCGGGTTTACAACGCCTATGACACCTCGAAGCGCATAGCCGAACTTTACCTTCAGTTGCGTGGAACTTATACTACATTTCGCCTCTCGAATGTGTATGGAGAGTATCAGCAGCCGTCGAACCCGTACTGCGGGGTAATAGGTCGCTTAATAGATTGTGCGCTAAATGGCAAGGTATTTACGATATATGGCGACGGCCTGAGTACACGGGATTACACTTATGTCGGAGATGTTGTTGAGGCTATTACGCTTTCAATCCTCGACGACTCCACTTGGATGGAGATGAACCTTGGCACAGGAAAAGAAACAAGTGTTCTCGACCTCATAGAACTGGTACAGGATATTACCGGAATCGAAATAGCCGTTACCAACCATGAAGGAAGGAGTATTGACGTAATCAAGCGCCGGGTACTTGACACCAAAAAAGCCCATGCATATTTCGGATGGACTGCAAAGACTGACATGAAAACCGGACTGACAAAAACAATCGAGTGGTTCAAAGATGCCGGACTATTCCAGCATATATCGTAAGCGGTTTCTTGGCAACCAGAAACGACTGCTGAATCAATACCTCAAGGCGTTCAGGGATATGGCCGATAAGGTGGCCAAGCTATCCAAAAACCCAGAGGCACGGTTTCTTAAGGCTTTCACATACACTCAGGCTCCCGCTTTATCGGCGGAGCTTGGCCGTTTAATGAATGACTTTGGTGGCAAGTTGATTGACCTGACAGAGATTGGCATAGGGCAGAGCTGGCGGTTATCCGAGCAAAAAAACAATGCGATATTTTCTGAATATCTCGAGGGATACCGGGGCAAAAAGATAGCAGAACTCAAGGCGCTCCCGGATATTATGAAGCTGGAAATGTATCTGTCCACAACAAAAGGGCGTTTTTCAGATGCAATCTGGCGGACGGTTGACCAGACCCGGAAGGAAATGGAGGTGCAACTCGCCTTCGGAGTTATGCGGGGAGATAGTGCGCAAGTGATAAGCCAAAGGATACGCCAATACCTTAAAAATCCAGATGCTCTATTCCGCCGGGTACGGGATGCAAATGGCAATCTGGTTGCCAGTAAGGCAATGGCTGCATACCATCCCGGCAGAGGAGTTTACCGCTCGGCATACAAAAACGCTATGAGGGTTGCCCGAACGGAAACTAATATGTCTTACCAACGAGCCGACTCCGAGCGTTGGCGGAATAATCCGGTAGTAATTGGGATAAAAGTTTCGCTTTCTGGTGCGCATCCCGACTATAATTTCGAGGAAATATGTGAGGTACTCGAGGGTGACTATCCAAAGGAGTTCATCTTCGAGGGATGGCATCCACAATGCCTGTGTAATGCGACCCCAATTCTTATGGATAAAGCCATGCTTAGGCGTTATCTCCGGGGAGAAACAGACTTTCTGGGCGAGGTTCAAATCACAAAGTACCCGGATAGGTTCAACCAGTACGTTAAGGATAATTACGGCAAGCTTCAAAAATCGAGCCCTTACTGGTTCGAAGACAATAAGGCCATTATAGACAAAATAGTTCCCGAACCTCCCGCAGTACCCGCCGCAACTCCCGCACCACAGCCGAGAGACTTGCTTCAGGGCGAGTGGTGGAAGAATGAGGACTTAATTAAGTGCTTTACGGACGTTTCTCCGGACTATAAAACGGGATTTTCAACCGGGAACTCCGGAAATGACGACATCCTCTCGAATATTTACAAGCTTCAGGGTTTTGATAAGCTGCCGACTCTCATTGAGGGCAGTAAGTTTCCGCCGGGCGAGGGAACGTTCGGGTTTCGAGGCCTGTATGGGGCACAGGCTCAGGAATACATTAACGACTTCAAGTATGGTAAGCTATTTGCCGGGCGTGGGGTATTTGGGAGTGGAACTTACATTGCAGCGCCGAGGACCGTTAATATATCCCCGGCGTGGGATACGGCACTTAATGGATATGGAGGTGGAGAGACTCGTAATGTTATGAGGATTCGAATAACTCCGGCTATGGAAGCAAGGGCTTTTAATGAAATATCCGATGAGGCGTCAAAATTCCTATGGGATTTCAGTGATGAATTCTTGAAGCTTAAGGATACCGGGATTTATAGCGAGGCGGAATGGAAGCGGTTGTATGACGGCTTCAATAAGATGCTGGGCGACCCCGGAAGGTACGCAGCGCTCAAGGGGATAGATGCATTGTATGAAAATGTAACCCCGGACGTGACTTATTTCATAGTTCATAACCGGGGCAAATTAGAGGTACTGAAAGAACAAATCGGAATGTGATGGAACGGAAAATGGTATCAGCTGAGGATAGCCGGGCAATAGCGGCGGACATGGATAACCCGCCGTTTACTACTCTTACAACATTCGAGCAGATGGAGATTCGTAAAATGTACGGATATGAAATACTAACCTATGTTGATTATCTGTTTGTAAGGGAAAGGTATCTCGAGAGACAGAAAGAAAATTTAGGGTAATGATTGTATTGAATTAATTTTATACATTTGAAACATTTAAAAGCAATGAAAGAAAAAATCTTAACCCACCTCAAGTCAAAACTGACGGGAGTTCAGGAGAGCTTCCTCGTCGGGATTGCCGAAAACTTCAGCAAGACCATTACAGACGAGGCCAGTATCGAAACAACCATTACGCAGCCGGTACTTGACGCAATCAAGTTATCCGCCCAAATGCTTCAAGTTGAAGGTGACCGCCGGGCAACCGAGGCCACTAAGAGTGCCGTTAAAAACTTTATTGACAAGCATGGCCTCGATGAAAACGGGAAGCCTAAAGGCAAGCCGGATAAAACTGAACCCGATGGAGGTGGCGGTGGAAATCCGGACGTTCCTGCATGGTTCAAATCATTCGCAGATAAAATTGACCGTGAACTTCAGGAAAGTAAGCAAAGGTTGACGGCTATTGAGCAGGCGAAAACCCACGAGGTTCTTTCCGGGAAGGTTAAGGCTTCCCTCAAGGAAAAGGGGATTCCCGAATGGTTCTCAAATCCATTGCTCCGTAATCTGACGGTCGAGTCAGAGGACAAAATTGACCAACTGGTTACTCAGATTGAAGCCGACTTTGGCGTTGCCAGACAGGCTTCTGCCGAGCAGGGGGTTGTAATTGCAGTTCCGCCAAAGCCTGAAGGGGCAACCGAGGCCGGGGCGGAAATTGGCAAAAAACTCGCCGAAAAGCGAAACGCTGAGACGGGCGAGAAGGGTAAACTTAAATAAAAACGTAAAATGCAAATTACATCCAATACCTTCGGTGGGCGGAAAGTAATCTGGGATAACATCCTCGATGAAATCCCCGGCGGAGCCGGTTTGAATGTAAGTCGCTTGGACTACACAAAGGCTAACGCCAATGTTGACAAGCGGTGGATTCCCGGCGGAACGCCTGTTTATTTCGACCCCGCCACTCGTATTGCTGAGGTCTGCAAGTCAGCCTTGGCTATCGACGGCGGTGGGTCAACCACACCTCGTCTTGGGAAGGAGCATCACTTCAAGGTGGGCGACATCCTAAATGACGGAACTACCGGGGCGGTAATAACTGCAATTGACGAAAGCGAAAGCGCTTACGACGTTGCAACGGTTAATACCAATATCACGGTTACGGCTGGCACAAAGTATTTCGAAGGCGCAGCCTCCGGAACTAATGCTACGCTGAAATACACTCCTAACGGAGTCATCAAATCTCCGGAATGGATATACGACGGCAACGCTGACGTACCTGTTGTGACAATGGGAACGGCCAGAGAAGACAGCCTGACTTATCCCATGCCGGATGTGTACAAAATTGCTCTCCGGGGCGGGGCATCACAGACCGCTTCAAGCAAA